CCCTCCAGCCCCGCCAGGGATAATGTGGTGGTGCTGACGGTATGCCCGCTTCCCAGCACTGGGGCAGAAAATAGCCCAGGATCGCTCACTCCTGGCGGGGCAGCCGGCCGAACCTGAGCACCTGTTTCAAGTACCCGCAGACGATTGATTCAGCGGTTCCTTAACCAATGTCATTCTGTCTTGCTGTCCACAAGCCCTCCGGGCGGAGCCTATCGGGCAATAAAAAATTGCTTCGAAGCATAACGCATCGAAGCAATCTTGGTGCCGGTGGCGGGGGTCGAACCCGCACGGGGGATTAGCCCAATGGATTTTGAGTTTTGCACGCTATCTGGAACTGGGTGTACTTTAGTGGATTATATCGGTTTCTGTTTATCCACGAACAAGACTAAATTCCTATTTTATTATTCAAAAATGTTCTGAAAATAGCGAATAAAACTGAGAATCCGTCAAATACCCTTCGATGTAATTTTACCCCAAAATCGCTTCAAAAAAGTTGCTTGGAGGGATGTTGGAGGGATATGACAAAGAACACCATAATTCGTCTTTCAGCCACACCTGTCATTGACAAGAGATAAGAAAGGCTGATGGAACATGAGTGACAGAGAAAAATATCGCCAGAAATTCGCAAGCTATCCCGATCTTGTTAATCTCATTCAATTTCGTGTGATGTTAGGCGGTATTGCAGACAGCACGGCAAGAAAGCTAATGAGAGAAAACCGTGTAAAGCACTATTATATTAGGACAACGTATCTAATCCCGAAAGAGTGGGTGATAGACTACCTTCTCAGCACCCACTATGCCAAATATCGTCAGAAATTGAAGGTTCATGTTTGAAATAACCCTACGGTATTAAACAAAATACCAACGCAGTACATCGGCGACGGATCGGCGGTTTATCCGGTTGTCGGGCTTCCCCAGCTTGACAAAGAAAGCCTTTTAACGATCTTCGACGTTCCGGAGAAAGACCGCGATAATTACTTCGTGAAAACGCTGGACGTTCCGGCGGGTATCAGCTTCGAGGACACCGACGAAACGGAAAGACACGTCGAGCGGGAAGGAATTTCGATCATCTATTCCGGACGAACCTTGAAGTCGATCCGCACAACGCGCGGGCTTGTATTCATCGAAAGCCGCTATCTTTCGCCCGTCGCTGACGTGCTGGACGTGCTGGAGCTTTACGAACGCCGCACGACAGAGGGAACGCCCTACATCGTCGCGAAGGCGGGCTTCCTGCTTCAAGCGGTGATTATGCCGTATGACGTTATCAATCAGCAGTTCGTGGAGAGCTTGCAGGACTTAACACGGGAATGCGAATTTTCCCTTTCCGAAAAGGAACGCAGAGAACGCGAAGCCCGCGACCGCTTTACATTCACCGATCCGGAACAATGTTCCTTGAACGTCGATCCGGACACGGGCGAGGTTGTCGAAGAAAGCGAGGTGGCGGAAACGTGATAAAATTTCTTATCGGCGGTTCGCCGTGCACACATTGGAGCATAGCAAGAACCGCCGGACGCGAAACAGAACCTTCCGGAATTGGGTGGGAGCTTTTCAAAAACTACCTAATTGCAAAGGAGAAGTTCAAACCGGACTTCTTCTTATACGAAAACAATCAAAGCGCCGCCCGACCGATCAGAGAGAAAATAGCGGAAGAATTAGGCGTTCGGCTTCAATATATAAATTCGGCGCTTGTATCTGCACAGCAACGCAAAAGGTTTTACGCACACAATTTCGGCGACGTACCGCTTCCGGAAGATAGAGGAATACGGCTGACGGATATTCTATTAACGCCGGATAAGCCAACGGGGGCGCGCCCACCGAAAATGATAGTAAAGGAAGCGACGCTTAAAGGGTTTACAGAAATTGATCCTGGATCATGCGTTGACCTCACGCAAAAAAACAGCAAGACAAGACGCGGACGGAGAATGCAAGAAAAAAGTAATTGCGTTATGACTGGAAATCAATATTTTCAGTACATAGGGACAATTCAAGAACCGTTGTACGAAATCGAAAACGGGACAGTTACGATTGAAGGCGTGCAATATCCCGTAATCACAGAACGGGACAAATACTTGCTTCGGCGGTTTACTATTACAGAAGCAGAACGTTTACAAACATTGCCGGAAGGATACACACGCGCGGCGGCTTCCGTTTCAGCGGCACAAAAGGCAATCGGGAACGGCTGGACGGCAGAAGTTATTATTCACCTTCTTTCCTACGCGCTGAAAGACGTTCCGAAAGATGAAGAAATTGTCGTTCTTTCCATGTATGACGGTATCGGAACGGGGCGTTATTGCCTTGAAAAGCTGGGATACTCGAATATTCGATACTACGCAACGGAAATTGACAAACACGCGATAGAAATTGCAAAAAGCAATTATCCCGACATTGTAGAATGCGGCGACGCTTTCGCGGTTCGCGAAGAAGAATGGAACATCAAGCAATTCGGGGAGCGGGTGAAGAATGAATAACAAACAGGAAAAGCCGCCCTTGAAGTGCTTGCTGGGCATTGATCCGGAGAAAGCGCAGAAATGCAAGCCTTCGGAATGCGCTTCTTGCGGCTGGGAAGCGGCAGAAGCCGCGCGGCGGCGGGAGTACGTGAAGGAACACGGCTTGACGCTATGCGCTGACGGCTTCCGGCGGCTGATTATTAAGAAGGAGAACGACATGGCGACACCATACAAGGAATGCCCGCATTGCGGCGCACATCTTGACAGCGGCGAAAAATGCGATTGCCGCGCGGCGGAAGCTGACGGCAACGCCGAAAAAGAATTGAAAGAGAGGGCAAAAGACAATGACAGGAATTAACGAGGTTGCAAAGGAAATTCACGAAAACGCCCGCGCCCACGGCTGGTGGGACGAAGAACGCGGCTTTCCGGAGGTTTTAGCGCTCATTCATAAGTACGTGTACAGCGACGGTACAAGCGCGTTCTTTGCAGAGCGTTACAAGGCGTGTGCCGTGGAAATCAGCAGCCTGGGCGGCGACGGCGGCGGCAACCTCACCATGCCTATCAATGTTACGTACGGCGGTGAGAGAACCGTCGGCTCTGTTACCGTGGCTGAAGGCAAGTTTACGTTTACCGCTGGCGCGGGGGCGTAATGGCCACGTATGATCTCCCCACCTCCCTGCTTGTCGGGGAGGTGGCTTTCCCCATTAACTACGGGTGGAAAAACGCCATTGCCGCGCTGGCGGAGCTGGGCAACCCCGAAAAAGGGAAAGCGGAAAAGATTACAAATATGCTGTGCCGTGTGTTCCCGCAGTGGGCGAAAATCCCCCGCGAAAGCATTCCGGAAGCGATAGAAAAAGCGCGGTGGTTTTTAGATTGCGGCAGGGAACCGGACGGAGAAGTCCGCCCGAAGCTGATGGACTGGGAACAGGACGCGGGCATTATCATCCCGGCGCTGAATCAGGTGTCCGGGCAGGAAATCCGGCTTTCGCCGGATATCCACTGGTGGACTGTGTATGGTTGGTTCATGAGCATTGATAAGGGCGTGTTCTGCACGGTATTGAGAGTCCGGAGTAAGCTTTCCACAGGTGAAAAGCTAGACAAATCCGAAAAGAAGTTCTACCGGGAAAACCGGAGACTCGTGGAGCTGAAAAACAAGGATACCGACGCAGTACGGCAGGCGCGGGAAGAAATCAAGGGCTTGTTAGGTGGTGGCTAAATGGCCGACGGGCAGATTTTAATCGATTCCAAGCTTGATACTCAAGGCGTACAAAAAGGCGTTGACGAGATCCAGGGGCTTTTCGTCAAGACGGCGGAAACGGCAGCAAAGGCCGCCAATAATATCGAGAAGGCGTTTAAGAATACAAATTACAAAGATGCGTTTGAGAAACTTCCTGCAAGCTACCAATCCGCATTGACGATCAGACCGGACTGCTTACCAAAAACAGCGAGGCGCAACTCGTCAATATCGACGCAATGAAGCAAAGGGCGCTGGCGGCAGCAAAGGAAAAACGGTACTCCGCGCTTCTCGATGCGCAAGCAGAAGCCACGCTTGACCTTTACGAGGCGCAGAAAAAGCTCCAGGATGGTGAAGCCGACCTCGTATCGGTACAGCAGCAGCTACAAGACGAGTTCGGCTATACCGCTGATGAACTGAATGAACTATTCCGCCAGTATGATGAAAGCGGTACAAAATCAGGCAACGACCTGATCGACAAGTTTGTTGAACTCCGGCAGCAACTCCCCGTACTGAAAGCCAATATTGATGACGCTACAGACGCCGTTGAAGAACAGGACACTGCAATAGCCGAACTGGCGAAGACGCTGGGGGACACGACGGATGCGACGGGGCAGCTTTCCACGGCACAGGGCGAAGCCGCCACCGCTACGACAGAACTCACGGAGGAACAAAAGGCGCTAGCCGAAGAGTTCCAGAACGTGAAGGAATCGGCGATGGATTCCCTCGATTCAACGACCGGAATGTTTGAGAAGATGGACAGCACGGCGACAACGTCCATCGCAAGCATGACAGAAAGCCTGAACAGCAACGCCGCGACGCTTTCCGCATACTCTGAGAACCTGAGAAAAGCTCTTGAAATGGGATATGCGCCGGAGCTAGTCCAGCAGTGGGCGGCCGGTGACGCAGAATCAATGGCGATGGTCGCCGCTGCTGTGCAGGGGACTACAACCGATGTGAACACCCTGAACGCCGCATTTAACAACTATACGGCGAGTAGGGGCAACACGGCGAGTGTTCAGGCAAGCATTGTAACGGGATTTAATGCAATCGGCGATGCGGCCGCTTCGGCAAGCACGAAGATCGAAAGTGGGCTTGTAACTCCAACGGTTGATAGTGCTGGTACTATGCAGCAAGCCATGACGAACGCATTTACCGCCAGCGGGGAAGCTGTTACGGACGAGTGGACGAACAAGGGACAGTGGTTCGCGGACAACGTCGAAAAGCCCATGTATATGGTTTCCGATTCCGGTTCCATCGTCCCCTCCGGCAGCTGGGGCAGCACGATTCCCACGGTGCCCCAAGGAAAATACTTGTGGACGCGGGTGATTCAGACTTACAACACCGGCAGCCCCATCACAAGCTACTCCGTCAGCCGCTTCGGCCTCGACGGCACCGGCAGCGTGTCCAGCGTCAACAGCCAAAACCCGGATTCTACAGGAAACGTTAATCTTACGGCAGCAGACATTGCCGTGAGCGACGGGCAGAGCGTGGAAGCCGTTCTGGACGAAGCGGCGGCATTGCTTTATAACAACGCTGGCGCACATAATGCTATCTACCGTGGTAAGAACCTCGGCACGAGCGTGACCGCCGCGCAATGGGCGGCTATTGCAAACGGCACTTTTGCCGACCTGTACATCGGAGATTACTGGGTAATCGGTGGTGTCAACTGGCGTATTGCCGCTTTCGATTATTACTACAAGACGGGAGATACCCCTTGCACCACCCATCATGTCGTAATTGTCCCCGATACGAACCTGTACACCCATGTTATGAACGACACGAACACCACTACGGGCGGTTACATCGGCTCTAAGATGTACACAGAGGGGCTTGCACAGGCGAAGACACAAATCAACAGCGCATTTGGCTCAAGCCATATTCTGTCCCATCGTCAGTTGCTTGTCAACGCTGTTACCAACGGTAAGCCGAGTGGCGACTCTTGGTACGACAGCACGGTTGAGCTTATGACCGAACAGAATGTTAACGGCGGTAAGATTTTCGGTGCGGGTAACGATGGCTCTACCGTTCCGTACCTGTACACCATCGACAAGTCTCAGTTTCCGCTCTTTGCCCATGACCCGTCTATGATTTCCAATAGACAATGGTTCTGGCTGAGAGATGTTGTATCAGCCATCCTTTTCGCCCGTGTCTCCTACGATGGTGTTGCGGGCGGCGACGGCGCTTCCCTCGACTCCGGTGTTCGCCCCGCTTTCTCTATTAAATCTTAAATCTGCGCCCCTTTATGGGGCGCACACATGGAGGAACTACAATGTCTGTACAGATCCCCTGTTCAATCAATTAAAGGAGGTTCTTGAGAATGTACAAAATCACTCTGAGTGACGGTACACAGTTGGAAAATCTCACCCTTAATGGCAATAACTATATCGCACAAGGTGAGATTGCCGACTCCGTATTCGAGGACAAGCTCGGTACGGTAAAGATTTTCGATGGCGAGAACGAGGAGGTCTGTACCGATATGGTTCTCCTCAGTAACATCGTTCGTGACGGGAAATCTTGGTTTGTTCTCGGTCAGAAATCCGAGCAACAGAAAGCGGAGGAGGACAGAAATCGCACGATTGAAGAACTCCACCAGGCAATGGCTGTTCTGCTGACGGGAAAGGAGGTATAAACCATGAGTGATATTATGCAAGCCGCTCTTGAAATGCGGAAAGCCCTGCAAATGTTTGTAGGGACACTGGATGTGGAAACTCAGCTTGATAAAATGCTGGAAATTCCCTCTGTATTCCCTGCCTATGAGGTGGGCAGAGCGTACACTGCAAAGGAAGTATTCAGCTATGGGGTCAATTCTGTTGGTGATCCTCAACTTTATCAGGTGCTGCAAGACCATACCAGTGAAAAGCAGTGGACACCCGACACCGCAACCAGTCTTTATAAAAAGATTGGCGTGACCGATGACGGCTACCCCGAATGGGTTCAACCGCTCGGCGCAACGGACGCTTACAATACGGGTGACATTGTGAGCTACAACGGCAAGCTGTATCGTTCCACCATTGACGGTAATGTTTGGAGCCCAGACGCTAACCCGGCAGGGTGGGAGGAAGTGACCGCATGACAGTCAAGCAAATCCAGTGCCTCCTGACCTACCTGGGCTATTCTCCCGGCGCAGTTGACGGAGCCGACGGCAGGAACACACAAGCGGCAATTCGGGCGTTTCAGGCGGACTATGGGCTTACCGTGGACGGGATTCCGGGCGCGACTACCCAGAAAATGTTCATCGGCGCGATTGCCGGAACAGCGGTGAAGGTGGAGAAGCCGGAGAGCAGCGACACGCCGAAGACCGGGACGTTCTGGGACGATATCCGGTATTTTACCCGTGAGGAGTTCCGGTGTCAGTGCGGCGGGAAATACTGCAACGGCTTTCCCGCAGAACCGGCAGAGGAAACCGTCCGCATGGCGGATGAGATCCGCCGCAGGGCAGGAGTGCCGTTAAGCGTAAATTCCGGCGTGAGATGCAGGCGGCACAACGCCGAAGTGGGCGGGGTATCCAACTCCCTGCACACCACGGGACAAGCTGTCGACCTGTCTGGGGCGATCTCCCCGGAGAAGCTGTATTCCATAGCCCAGGAGGTTCAGGCCGAGAAAATCCCCGGACGGGGCGGCCTGGGGCTTTACAGCTGGGGCATTCACGAGGATAACGGAAAATACAGCCGGTGGAACGGTTGAGAAGGGAGAATGCCTATGGAAAGTATGGAGTTCGTCGGGCGGCTTTCCGCCGTGGAGCAGCGGAGCAAATCCAACTCCCACCGGCTGGACGCGCTGGAACGGCACACGGAAGCGGTAAACACGCTGGCCACGTCTGTAGCCGTGATGGCAGAGCGTGTGGAAACCACCGGAGACAAGGTTGACAGCCTCTGCACGGACGTGCAGGAGCTGAAAGCCGAACCCGGCAAGCGATGGAAGATGGTGGTGGAAAAAGTCATCTACGCCGTCGCAGCGGCCGTGATAGGGTTTATTCTTGCCCGGCTTGGGCTGGGCTGATTTTTAAGGAGGAAAATAAAATGATTAACTGGACTGTACGTATCAAGAACAAGGACTTCTGGCTTGCCGCTATCCCGGCGCTGCTTCTGCTGGCGCAGACGGTGGCCGCCCTGTTCGGCTTTACGCTGGACTTGGGCGAGGTCGGCGACAAGCT